CCCCAAGCCGCCTGCGATGGGACCCACGAGCCCCAACTCTAAGATTTGCACAAATAACCAGCGTCATTTTCAAATACCCCCACCCTCACTTTTCTCCCAACCTAGCGCTGTCAAGTTTTCACAGGAAACACCCCCTATAGGATTCCTTACCTCCCCTAGAAATATGTGTTATATTTCGCAAAAAATCACGGAGTGCCCTTTCCTCCCATGCTTGAACATATACCTGACATAGAAGAGAACGTCCCCCTACCAGTCTCGGTGGCGGATGCTATGCCCCTCTTTCCGCTAAGGAAGAGTTAGAGATGATGGCCCGCACGGCTAAGTTAATCTCAGACCTAACCGGTCAACCAATCCAAGTAACCGAAGAGCACCGTGGACAAGCTCTGGAGTTAGCTGAACAAGTTATAGCCAATAAATCAGACATGAATTTGGCTCAGTACCCCAATGAAACCATTGCCTATCTAGCAGGAATGGTCTCCCAATATGACTACATGGTCGTGCGCGAGTTCGCCGACCTTAAGAAATATGTAGTCAATAAGCTACTTGCCGAGACAGATAATGCCGACCCGAAGATAAGGCTCGGCGCTATTAAGGCTTTGGGCGAAGTGGATGGGGTCGATGCGTTTAAGAAGCGTTCCGAAGTCACTGTTAAGCATCAGTCTATTGAAGAAGTAGAGAATGAGCTGCTTGAGACGCTTCAGAAGCTGGAAAAACGCACAATTAATGTTCAGACTAAGGTCCTAAGCAGTGAAAATCACGCCTGAACAGCTGCAAAAGATCAAAGATGCCCTTCCGCTGATGCCGGATGAGGAAAAACGACGTACTTTAGAGCTTTTAAAGACGTACGACAGCGAGTCAGTGCAGGATTTTGGCAAAAACGACTTCCTGACCTTCATTGACCACGTGTACCCCGGCTATAAAGTGGGGCCACACCACCGCAGGCTGGCAAAAATCTTCGAAGAGATCGCTGCGGGCAAGAAAAAGCGGGTAATTGTGAACATTGCCCCCCGCCACGGCAAGTCCGAGATGATTTCTTACCTTGCACCAGCGTGGTTTCTAGGTAAATACCCTAATAAAAAGATCATTATGTCCTCCCATACGGCGGATTTGGCGGTTAATTTTGGTCGTCGGGTGCGTAATTTGGTAGGTTCTGAGGGCTACAGGGACATCTTTCCACAGATAGAACTGCAAGCTGACAGTAAGTCTGCATCACGTTGGGGGACGAATTTCAATGGTGAATATTTTGCTATCGGTGTCGGTGGTGCTCTTGCTGGTCGCGGCGCTGACCTCTTCATTATTGATGATCCACACTCTGAACAAGAAGCCAAAACTGGACGCCCAGACGTGTTTCTTCCTGCTTGGGAATGGTTCCAGTCTGGCCCTTTGCAGCGTCTTATGCCGGGAGGCGCTATTATTATTGTGATGACACGATGGTCCAAATTGGACCTTACGGGGATGATCCTTAACCAGATGGAGAAGGAACCCGACGTGGACCAGTGGGAGGTCGTAGAGTTCCCTGCCATCCTCAATGACAAGCCGCTGTGGGGCGAGTTCTGGGACTTGGACGAGCTGCTGGCTAAGAAGGCAGGCATGGACATCCGGTACTGGGAAGCCCAGTATATGCAGAACCCTGTCTCCCAAGAGGGTGCTCTTATTAAGAGGGAGTGGTGGCAGATTTGGGATAAAGAAGACCCACCGCACTGCGAGTTCACAATTATGTCCCTTGATGCGGCGCAGGAGACCAACAACCGCGCTGACTACAACGCCCTGACAATCTGGGGCGTGTTCTTCAACGAGGAGAAGAACAATTACAACATCATCCTGCTCAATGCTATAAAGCGTAGGCTGGAGTTCCCTGACCTTAAGAAGATGGTGCTTGAGGAGTACAAGGAGTGGGAGCCAGATGCGTTCATGGTGGAGAAGAAATCCAACGGCGCGGCTCTATACCAAGAGTTACGACGGATGGGCATACCGGTCGGAGAATTTACTCCCGGTAAAGGACAGGATAAGATCAGTCGGGTTAATGCCGTTTCTGCACTTTTTGCAGGAGGGATTGTGTGGGCACCTGACCGCAGGTGGGCCAAAGAAGTTATTGAGGAGTGCAATGATTTTCCTAGTGGCTCCAACGATGACTTGGTGGACTCCACGACATTAGCACTGATGCGGTTTAGAGAAGGTGGGTTTATTCGTCTGTCAGATGACGAGCCCGAGGATATTAAATATTACCGGCGTAAACCGGTGGCGTACTATTAAGGATTTATATGGCTACTTCTAATATTGATAAGGCTCTTTACTCAAGTCCGATGCCCGACATGATGACGGCTGGGGACATGGGCCAACCGGACTTAGAGATTGAGATCGAGAACCCCGATGCCGTGACACTGTCAGATGGCTCAGTTGAAATTACTTTGGAGCCGGGCAAAGAAGGCAGCAATGACTTCAACAAGAATCTGGCAGAGGAAATGGATGAGGGCGAACTCAACAGTCTGGCAGATGAGTTGATGGAGTTGGTTGATGCAGACATCATGTCCCGTAAAGACTGGACTGAAACTTATGTTAAAGGTCTTGAAGTATTGGGGATGAAGTATGAAGAACGGACAGAGCCTTGGAACGGAGCCTGCGGAGTCTACTCAACCATCCTCACTGAAGCGGCGATTCGTTTCCAAAGTGAGACGATTACTGAAACGTTCCCAGCGGCGGGTCCAGTCAAAACTGAAATTATTGGTGCAATTGATAAGCTCAAAGAAGAAGCAGCTGAGCGAGTAAGAGACGACATGAACTTCCGTTTGACGGAAGAGATGCCCGAGTACCGTCCTGAGCATGAGCGCCTACTGTTCAATCTGGGTCTAGCTGGATCGGCTTTTAAGAAGGTGTATTACGACACTGCCCTGCGCCGCCAGACTGCGCTGTTTATTCCAGCAGAGGATGTGATTATTCCCTACGGCTCCAGCGGAGCGCGTACTGCTGAGCGGGTTACGCACTTGATGCGCAAAACCAAGAACGACATCAAGAAGCTGCAAGTCAACGGGTTCTATCGGGACATCGACCTTGGTGAGCCGATGCAGATGCGTACTGATGTGGAGAAGAAAAAGGCTGAAGAGCAGGGCTATTCTCTGACAGATGATGACCGCTACCAGATCGCTGAGATTCAGGTAGATTGGAACCTAGCAGGATATGAACATGAAGACGAAATCGCTTTACCCTATATTGTCTCCATTGACCGGGGCTCCAAGGACATTCTGGCTATCTACCGCAACTGGGAGGAAGATGATGAGACGTACCAGAAACGGCAACATCTGGTTCAGTACGACTACGTCCCAGGTTTTGGGGCTTATGGTATGGGCCTTATCCATATCATTGGTGGCTATGCTCGCGCTGGGACTTCTCTTATTAGGCAGCTTGTTGATGCGGGCACTCTTTCTAATCTTCCCGGCGGTTTAAAGTCTCGTGGGCTGCGTGTAAAGGGTGACGATACACCGATTGCTCCGGGGGAGTTCCGTGATGTTGATGTGCCTTCTGGTGCTATCAAAGACAATATCATGGCGCTGCCATACAAGGAGCCAAGCCAAGTCCTGCTTGCACTGTTGAACCAGATCACAGAAGAAGGCCGTCGCCTAGGCTCTATCGCGGACATGAACGTCAGTGATATGTCGAGCCAAGCCCCGGTGGGTACGACGCTGGCTCTGCTGGAGCGTCAGCTCAAGATCATGGGTGCAGTTCAGGCGCGGGTTCACAACTCGATGAAAGAGGAGTTCAAGCTTCTCAAGGCCATCATCCGTGACCATGCTCCGTCTGGCTATGACTACGAGCCAGCCAGCGGTGAAGCCTCTGCGATGCAGGAAGACTACGACATGGTCGAGGTTATTCCGGTCAGCGACCCCAACAGCAGCACGATGGCTCAGCGGATCATGCAGTACCAAGCGGTCATGCAGATGGCTCAGCAGGCACCACAGATTTACAACCTTCCAATTTTGCATAGGCAAATGATTGAGGTACTGGGGGTGAAGAATGCTGACAAGCTGGTGCCGATTGATGATGACATGACTCCTCGTGACCCGATCAGCGAGAACATGGCGTTCCTCAAAGGTGAGCCGACCAAAGCGTTTATCTACCAAGATCACGATGCGCATATCGCTGCGCATACGACGTTCATGCAGGACCCGATGATTATGCAGACGATGGGGCAGAACCCAGCTGCGCAACAGATGATGGCTGCGATCATGTCCCATATTGCAGAGCATCTCGGGTATCAGTACCGTCGCAAGATCGAGGAGCAGTTGGGTGTACCGCTGCCCCCACCGAACGAGAAGATGCCTGAGGAAGTCGAGGTTCAGCTGTCTCAGTTGGTTGCACAAGCATCAGTTCAGTTGTTGCAGCAGCATATGTCGCAGGCTCAGCAGCAGAAGAACCAGCAGACAGCACAAGACCCACTGATCCAGATGCAGCAAGCTGAGCTACAGATTAAGGCCCAAGAAGCCCAGACCCGTGCTCAGAAAACGCAGGCGGATATCCAGCTGGCGCAAGAGAAACTCAAGCTTGAGGCTCAGCGGATGATGCTCGATATGCAGAAAGAGACTCAGCGAGTGGGCTCTCAGGAGCGTCAAACTGCTCAGAAACTCATGGTGCAGGACCGCCAGAATAATCAGAAAGTCAAGGCTGATCTGGCTAAAGCTATTGTTAAACCACAAGGAGGTGGTAACAGATGAATGAACTTGAGCTGCTTAAGAAGCAAAACGATGATTTCCGCATGAATGCGGTAACAAAATTGATAGGCGGCGGGGTCCAAGACTACGCCGAATATCGAGAATTGGTTGGTGTTATACGGGGTCTTGACCACGCCAATTTAAACCTACAAGACCTCAAAACTCGTTTGGAGAAAGAAATAGATGACTGAAATACTCGTAAGCCAAGACGGTGCCAACACCACTGTACTTCCCGCGTCGGCTGAAGAGAAAGCTAAACAAGTACCTGATCCTTCTACTTTTCATCTTCTCTGTGTACTACCAGAGATTGAAGAAGAATATGGGGACAGTGGACTTATTAAAGCAGGACAAACTATTCATTACGAAGAAGTCCTATCTCCCGTGCTGTTCGTTGTAAAAGTAGGCCCCGACGCCTATAAAGATGAGAAGCGATTCCCATCCGGCCCTTCCTGCAAGGTAGGGGATTTTGTATTGGTTCGTCCCAATACTGGTACACGTATCAAGATTCATGGCAAAGAGTTTCGAATCATTAATGATGATTCTGTCGAAGCTGTGGTTCAAGACCCACGTGGCATTACTCGTGCAGCATAAGGAGTAAATATGGCTGAGTTTGAAAAACTGAATTTGAGTTTCCAGATGAGGTTGAGGCAAAACAATCTCGGGCGGGCTCCAAAAAAGTAGAGATTGACGATACTCCTGAGATTGAGATCGTTGACGATACGCCTGAAAAGGATCGGGGCCGTGGGGTTATGGACACCCCTCCTGAAGAAGTGACCGAAGAAGAGCTATCGAAGTATTCTGACAAGAAATTGCAGGACCGATTAGCAAAGTTAGGTCGCGGGTATCACGATGAAAGACGGGCAAAAGAGGCCGCTATTCGTGAAAAAGAAGAGGCTTTTAAGCTGGCGCAGTCGATTATTAATGAGAATAAACAGCTCAAAGGATCGCTCAGTACCAGTCAGGAAGCCCTTCTGGAGCAGGCTAAAAAGACAGTTTCTTCGGAAATTGATGAGGCCAAGCGGGAATATAAAGCTGCTTATGAGTCAGGAGATTCTGACGCATTATTGGAAGCGCAGGACAAACTCACTGCCGCCAAGATAAAAGCGGATAAAGTGAATAATTTCCGCCCAACCCCTTTACAGGATGATAGAAATACTGTACAAACGGCACAAACCGCGCAAGCACAAGACCCTAAAGCGGAGCGTTGGCGTACCAACAACCCGTGGTTTGGGCAAGATAGAGAAATGACCGGCTATGCGCTTGCGTTGCATGAAAAGCTGGTCTTGGAAGATGGTTTGGACCCTACCTCCGAAGAGTACTATAAACGTCTCAACGGCAGGATTCGCCATCTATTTTCGGATAGGTTTTCCTCCGATGGTGATGATGCAAATACTTCTCAGCGCCAAAAAGGAAACGTTGTTGCACCTGCGACCCGTAGCACTGCGCCTCGAAAGATCGTGCTGAACGCAACGCAAGTACAACTAGCTAAGCGGCTTGGTGTTCCACTGGAACTCTATGCTCGTAAGGTTGCGGAAGAAATGAGGAAATAAAATGACTGAACAAAATCGACTATCTCGTGCCCTAGAAACTCGTGAAAAGGTAGCCCGTCCTGCAAAGGCTTGGACACCTGCTCAATTACTTCCTGAAGTAAACGAGGAACCCGGTTACAAAATGCGATGGGTCCGTACAAGTATGGGGGGTCAAGGTGACGCCCGTAATATTTCCTTGAAATTCCGCGAAGGATGGGAGCCTGTAAAGGCTTCTGAACACCCCGAAGCGTTTACATATGCCGAGCCCAATTCCCGGTTTAAAGACGCAATCGAAGTAGGTGGACTAATCCTCTGTAAAACACCTGTTGAACTTACTGAACAACGTGATGAATATTTCCGCCGACAGGCAGAAAACCAACTCGCTTCGGTAGACAACAGTTTCATGCGCGAAAACGACGCCCGTATGCCACTGTTTAAAGACCGCAAGTCTACGGTGACTAGGGGATCAGTTTTCGGTTCTGGTTCTTAAATTTAGGAGTCTCTTATGGCTTATCCAACTGTCGATGCGGCTTACGGCTACAAACCCGTAAACCTGATTGGCGGGCAGGTATTTGCTGGGTCAACCCGGAATCTTCCGGTCCAGTACAACTATCCTACCGCCCTCTACTATGGTGATTTTGTCACCTTGTCCGCAGGTTATGTGGTAACTATTAGCGCCCCCGTGACTACCTCCAACACTACTGTTGGTGTGTTCTTGGGCTGCTATTACACTAACCCCACTACCAAGCAACGTCAGTACTCGCAGTACTATCCCGGAAATGTCACCGCTGGTGATATCACGGCGATCATCGGCGACGATCCTGACCAAGTGTTCCGTTGCGCTGTTACTACCGCTGCTGGTGCTACCACCATTGGATCGGCTTCGTTGATTCTGGTTGGTCAGAACATGGCTGGTAACACACTGACTGGTTCCGCTTCCACTGGCAACAGTGCTGGCGCAGTCGTGACTGCTACGGCTAACGCTTCTGGCGGCGGTTTCCGCGTGCTTAATCTGGTTCCTGATACCCAAATCAGTACTTCGGCTACTTATGTATCCGGCGGTGCTCCGACAGCAACTTCGGTTGTAGTGTCTGGTCTGGCTATCGGACAGGTTATCCCCACCGGTACCGACTTGTACAATTTGGTTAATGGGCAATTGCAATTTACCGGCGCTACCGTTAATGGTTCTGTGACTGTTAGCTCTGCTACATCTCAGTCTCTGACGGTTACCGCAGTCACTACACAAGTGGCAGGTACTGTTGCATTGGTTCAAACCCCTGAAGTTCTGGTTAAGCTGAACTTTAGTGCCCACCGCTACTACGTAGCATAAGGAGTAACTTAAAATGGCTATTTCACGCGCACAGCTACTTAAAGAGTTGCTCCCCGGTCTGAATGCTTTGTTTGGTCTGGAGTATTCACGCTACGGCGAAGAGCACAAGGAAATCTACGAGACTGAAACCTCTGAGCGTTCCTTTGAAGAAGAGACGAAACTGTCTGGTTTCTCTGCTGCACCTGTTAAGAACGAGGGCTCCGCCATCGCTTATGACAATGCACAAGAAGCATGGACTGCACGTTACAACCACGAAACTATCGCGATGGGCTTCTCCATCACCGAAGAGGCTGTGGAAGATAACCTGTATGACTCTCTGTCGGCACGTTATACCAAGGCTTTGGCCCGTGGTATGGCATACACCAAGCAAGTTAAAGCAGCGGCTATCCTGAATAACGCATTTAACTCGTCTTATGTGTATGGCGACGGCGTGTCTCTTTGCAGCACAGCACATCCGCTGATCTCTGGCGGCACAAACAGCAATCGTCCTTCCACTGGTGCTGACCTGAATGAAACTTCGTTGGAAAACGCTGTTATTCAGATCGCTGCTTGGACTGATGAGCGCGGTTTGCTGATCGCTGCCCGTCCGAAGAAGCTGATTATTCCTCCAGCTTTGATGTTCGTTGCTACACGTTTGCTGGAAACAGAACTGCGTGTTGGTACAACCGACAATGACATCAATGCATTGAAGAATAATGGCTCCATCCCTGAGGGATATACCGTCAATCACTTCTTGACCGACAGCAATGGTTGGTTCTTGACGACTGACGTTCCCAACGGCTTGAAGCACTTTGTCCGTACTCCGCTGCAAAACAGCATGGACGG